CATGTTGTTTACAAACTTGACGAAGATTTTAGTCGTGACCAATTTTACTCAGAATTTGGTCAAGGATCAACATTTCCCCAAGTGATTCTAAATGATCAGGATCATCTTGGAGGATGCACAGATACAGTAAAATACCTACAGGAGAATAAAGTTATCTAAATGGAAAGTACTTTTCACGAAGTTTATTATGATGTAGAAAGGGCAATTGATCTTGCCTTTGATGGTCACTTTGTTCTAAAGTTTTATGATTATCTTAAGGTTAAAGGAATTTTAAAAAGAGAAGTTGAAGAATTCATTGAAAGTAAAACTGCATCAAATATCAGTGAACTCGTGATGGATTTGGATACCTATCTAGAAGGAGGTGCTGACAATGAACATAAGCAACTTCGTGAAGCTTATGGTCATATTCCAAAACCTTATGCCAGAAAAATAAGAAATTATCTTTATAGTATTCTTGAAGATGCTTGGAAATATAGTTATGACAAACGACCAGGAAGGAGAAAAAAACAAACTAAATAACTCTAAGGACCTCCATATTAATAGGGGGTTTGAATTGATGCTAAGACATAATAGTAGGAGGGAGAAACCATCAGAACCAAAATCATTCCATATCCGTTTTGGTAAGATGTTGTCTCTCCTAAAAAGAGAGGTGCATTTTGGATTTGAATTTTTCTTTGATATGAAAAAAAAGTAACTCTCGGGAGAAATAAAATGGAACTAGCAGTTATTCTTACATTCACAACTCTATTTTGTGTAATGTTTCTTTTTATTGGTCTAATAGGTGGATGGATATTCAAACAATACCAAGTAGAAAGAATTTACGGAATTCGTAACATTCATCCAGAATTTTTTGACAGTAATGGAAACATAATTCCAGATGAAGTATTAGCAGTTCGTTTTGAAGAAGGATTTTTTGATGATGAAGAAGAAATTGAAGAGGATTGATAAATAACAAGAATCGTATTATAATAACCTGAATTGTATTAAAGATTATGCCTGTAACAACTAAAGCAAAAACAGAAGCGCCAATCGCAAAACTTCAAGCAAATCCATTCCAATATGAAATTTTGGAGTTGGCATCTAAACAGAGAAGTAATGCAAAGAAAGTAGAGGTGCTTAAAGAGTATCGTAATGATGCTCTTACATCTATTTTAATTTGGAATTTTGATGAGAGTGTAATTAGTGTTCTTCCACCTGGACCAGTTCCTTATGCAGATCCTAATGAGCAATCATCAGTAGGTGGAAATTTATCAGAATTGATTAACAGTAAAGCAAAAAACACCAATCTTAATAATGGTGCTTATGCTGGAACTGAAGAATTGATGAATAAACAACGTACTTCTCTTCGTAACGAATATAAGAATTTTTATATTTTTCTTAAGGGAGGAAGTAATACACTATCTCAAATTCGTAAAGAAACTATTTTTATCAATATGCTTCAAGGTTTACATCCTCTTGAGGCAGAGTTGGTTTGTCTTGTTAAGGATAAAAAACTTACGGATAAATATAAAATCACTTGGGATAATGTGAAGGAAGCTTACCCAGAAATTCGTTGGGGAGGTCGTTCATGACAACAGTTGCGGAGAAACCTATGGAACAATGGACGCCAGAAGAAAAGAAAGAAATTCCTTATCAGTATGGTTGTGAACTTATATACGAAAGAGCAACTCTGCAACAACTTAAAGATCCTTCCCTTCCCTCTGATGCTTATATTGTAATCTATCGTGTAAACGATGAAACCTTTATGGATCTATGTAGAGGTACAAGAGTAAGAATATTTGACATGTATTACGATAGATTTGGTCCTGGTTCTGTTCAAAAAATTGACTGGGGTTATGGAAGAACAAATCCCAAACTTTGGGGTTATAAAGCACCTGAGGCGAAGAAGAAAAAATGAATAAAGGTTTTACTAATAAAGTAAAAGTAGAAATTGATCCTAGTGAAGTTGATAAACTACTTAAAGAATATAAGAAAATTAAAAAATACATGAAATCTTCTTTATATCAAGTTAAGAAGATTGATGGAACAGAGAAAGTTGTGTCGGAACTTTTAGATGAATATTACGAAAATCCAATAGAATAAATGGGTAAGCATTTTTTATTAAACCTTTATGGATGCTCATCAGTTCTTCTGAACGATGAGCGTTTTCTTATTGATCTTATAGAAAACGCCGCGATTGTTTCAGGCGCAACTGTATTAAAAACAGTATCTTATAAGTTTGATCCGCAAGGAGTAACATCTATTTGTTTACTTTCGGAAAGTCATATTAGTATTCATACATGGCCTGAAGAAAATAAAGCATCTATAGATTGTTATACTTGTGGAAATGCAAATCCAAAAATTGGTTGTGATGTAATCATAGAACAATTAAAACCCATTGAATATAAATTGACTTATATTCAAAGGTAAGACTGAAGGGGGGGATTGACATCCTCCCTTTTTTTGTGTATGATAACGGGAGATACAATTTGAAAATGGACAAGGAAAAAATAAAATTAATTGTTCGGAATATGGATCTTTTGGTACAATCTTTAAAACAAGAAATTGAAGATTTTCCAGAAATTTCTTATGAAAGTATTGTTCCATACATTGAAGATGATGTTGATGAATACTATGTTGAGGACGAAGAAGATGTATGAAGATTTAACTGCTTTTGAACGAGAACTTGCTCGTTTTGGCGATAAAGTAGATTTAATTGTTGGTCTTGAAATTGGAGATAAGATTTCTCCAGAAGAAGCATACCAACAAATTAAAAGTATGATGAAGGAACTTAAAAAACTTCGTAAAAAAGAAAAAGATACATGGGAGACTGAAGAATGAACGATCAAATTAAACTAATTGCTATTACTCAAGGTGCAGGAGAACTGGTAAACAAAAATGCACAAGATGTAATCTCATATATTGCTCGTGTAAGTAATCCAAATAATCAACTTAATTTTGAAACTTCTGCAGGTCTTCTCAAATACTGCATTAAGCATGAGCACTGGAGCATTTTTGAACAAGCATATATGACGCTTGAAATCAATACTACTCGTGGTATTGCTGCTCAAATTTTACGCCATAGGTCTTTTACATTTCAAGAGTTTTCTCAAAGGTACGCTGATACAAATCTACTTTCAGAAAAACCTGAAATTCCAGAACTTCGTAGACAAGATAAGAAGAATCGTCAAAACTCAACTAATGACCTTGAAGGATATCTTAAACTAACTCTAGAATCAGAAATTCAAGAATACTTTGCAAAAGGTCAGTCTCTTTATAATAGACTTCTTGCTCAAGATGTAGCAAAGGAATGTGCTCGTTTTGTACTTCCTCTTGCAACTCCAACGAGAATTTATATGACAGGTTCTTGTAGGTCATGGATTCATTATATTAATCTTCGTTCTTCACATGGTACACAAAAAGAACATATGTTGATTGCTGAAGGTTGTAAAACTATCTTTAGCGAACAATTTGGAGATGTAGCAAAGGCACTTGATTGGAAAGAGTGAGATGAAATCTTATTGCGTTAAAGATCATTCTACAGGTCATATCTTCAAAGTGTTTGTAACAGAGCAAGGATTTCAAGAATATTTGAAGTTAAATCCTGATGTTGATGAGTGTATTGATTGTGTTGAATGCGATGACGCACCTTCAATTTGCATAGAATAAATAATCTTATATAAAATGGAGAATTAATTTTGGCAACATATCCAGTAATCAATAAGGTCACAGGTGAACAAAAAGAAGTTTCTATGAGTGTTCATGATTGGGACCAGTGGAAAAATGATAACTCTGAATGGGATAGAGATTGGTCAGACCCTTCAACTTGTCCAGCATCTGGAGAAGTGGGTGAATGGAAAGATAAACTTATCCAAAAGCACCCTGGATGGAATGATGTATTAGAAAAGGCTTCTAAAGCTCCAAGATCCCTTGTAAAGAAAATTTAAATGGCAAGAAAAAGAAGAACTACTCAAGAAAATCAACCAATTACTGCTGGTTTTACTGCGAAACAAATAAAGCGCAAAAAACCAATTAATTCTGAATTACTTTTAAATATTGAACCGCTTACCGAGAATCAAGAAAAACTCTTTGCTTCATATACAGAAGGTAAACATTTAGTTGCCTATGGATCTGCTGGTACAGGTAAAACTTTCGTAGTTTTATATAATGCTCTTAGAGAAGTTCTTAATGAAAGAACTCCTTATGAAAAAATCTATATTATTCGTTCTTTAGTTCAAACTCGTGAGATTGGTTTCTTACCAGGAAACCATGAGGACAAGAGTGCTCTTTTTGAAATACCATATAAGAATATGGTAAAGTATATGTTCCAACTTCCTAGCGATGAAGACTTTGAGATGCTTTATGGTAATCTTAAAACACAAGGAACTATAAGTTTCTGGAGTACATCTTTTCTCCGAGGAGCAACCTTTGATAATTGCATTTTAATAGTTGATGAATTTCAAAACGCAAATTTTCACGAATTAAGTTCTGTTATTACTCGTGTAGGCGAAAATTGTAAAATTATGTTTTGTGGAGACGCATCTCAAAGTGACTTAGTAAGAACAAATGAAAGAAATGGTATTATTGATTTTATGAGAATTTTAAGAATAATGCCTTCATTTGATATTATTGAATTTGGTATTGAGGATGTTGTAAGATCTGGATTAGTTAAAGAGTTCTTAATTGCAAAAGAATCATTATCTCTTTAATTTATACTATGTCTAATTCATGAAAGTCTATATTTTACTAAATAAATATGAACCTTTATGAATTAGACAATGTATAAAATTTATTTAATAACTAATCTTAAAAATAATAAACAATATGTTGGTATAACTAAA